CTATTCGTCACGATTAGCGTTCTTAGCTTTCTCCCATTCAATGCCTAGTCCTTTAAACTTTTGTGCAAATGGAATGACTATGAGTGCAACACTAGCTCCTAATAAGGCCATTCTCTCAGTCGTCAAAAAATGAAATTTAATATCAGCAATCACAATTAGAAATAAGACTGCAGCAAGAAACCAGGAAACTCGTTGAAAAGTATCCATAGTTTCAGTTTTTTTCTGCCGGATATCATTTTTCCTAACCGCCGATTCTTCCGCAGTAAGGGCTCGGAAAGTTGGGAAAAGATTGAAGTCAGATTTAACTAAATCACCTGCCTCACTCAATGAGTAAAGTGCAAATGGCAATGGATTATTTGGAATGGATGATACAGCCACCAAGAATAGTGGGATTTTTTTATTGCCAATTGCATGTCTGTATTTTTTTAATTGATTAAGAACTTCTTCGTTATTTATAAGCCTGTCTGCCTTTATTTCAATAATGGCAAGATATTCTTTCTTTTCTGGATCTATAATTGCAAAGTCTGGTCTGTATGTCCTACTGCCATCATTGGCAAAAAATGCTGGTTCGTATAATATTGAATCTTTGGTGTATCCTAAAGATAATAAGTGCTCAGAGAACTTTTTTTCCGCCTCTGAATGGTATTTAATGTCCATCACAGTCCCTTTATGCTTTGCTAAGCAAGGTTTTTATATAAAATTGATTCCAAAGAGTCAATAACTTAACTAAAAAATACAGCCATTTCAATAAGTAAAGAGATTTTTTTTGCAAGACAATGTTTTTAGACTTTTGATGAGATAACTGCAAAAATGTTTTTGTATTTAAGTGATTATTTCAATAACAACTAATCACATTTTTCTGTGAACTCGAATTGATTACACTTACCATTATTTGAATCAGTGCGTTAAGCGTTCTCAGCCGAGGCACTACTCACAGCTCATTAATGATTAACTTCCCGTATTGCATCTTGGCGCGATGAACCCCAGAGGTAGGAAAAAATTTTTTTATGGAAAACTGTTCACTCGATATTATTTTTCATTTAATTCAGTTAGATACAAGGTGAAGAGTCCGTGAACAGTGAACACTTTACTGTTCAATCTCGGGAGTTAAAGGTAAAAAAAGACCGGCTGATGCCGGTCCGAGTAGGTTATATTGCTGTTCTTTCGTTGCACCGGGGCAGCCAGTCTGCGTTGCTTTCATCTCTGAGTGCGAGATTAGTCTGCATCCTCTGATTCGTTCGCCGCTTGCCGTAATTCAGGCCGTACTCTTTCAGCATCGATGACAGTCCTTTGCCGAACATGGTGAGACTGAGCGTATTCTTGTAGCCGTGCGCCTCCATATAGACCAGATAGGCGTGGTACAGATACAGGCGCGGCTGTCGCGGGACAATATTCGCATTCCCCATATACATCCCGTCAGGTTCGGGCAGCTCCTCAAGGTAGCCGCAAAAATCAAACGTCGGATCGGCATCGCGCTTGATGCTCAGTGCCTCGTCTGAGTTCTGCTGTGACTGGAGCAGCGTGCGGGCGGTCATCGGGTCACGGAAGCGCTGCATCAGCTGGCGCACAATCACGGCCAGCTCGCGTGCGATTTTGTCCCTGAGCTGCGGATCGCGTTCCTCCGGGGCGATTTGCTCCGGGAAGTGGATTATCACCCGGCGACGGGATACGCCGCCGCTGCGGTTGGTGAAGCGCATCGGGTTATTGTTCACGGCCAGAATTACCGCCGGGATATAGGCCGAATAGGCGTCGCGGTATTTCGGGTCAACCGACACAGCATCACCGCCGGTGATGGCTTTGAGCCCCGCGCCGTCCCCGCTCCATTTATCCTGGTCAGGCAGGCGTATCAGTGAGAAGCCAATCAGCGCCGCGCGTTCGCGTGGTGACTCCAGCGTCTCGATGGTCGCAGACGTGGCGTTGTCTTCCCCGGCGAGCAGGGTCGCAATTTCAGCCAGAATACTTTTTCCGCTCCCGCCGGTTCCGGTCACATCAAGAAAGAGCTGCCAGTCGTAGCGGTTCGCCAGTACCATAAACAGCGCGGCGAGTATTACATCACGCTTGTCAGCGTTGCCGCTGGTCCCACGGTCGAGCCAGCGCCAGAAGTTTGGCGCGTGGGTTTCCAGCGTTTCGCCCTCCACCGGAGGGGTAAAGTCCACGTCGCACAGTGTACGCAGCCAGTGTGATTTGCTGTGTGGGCTGAATACGCCGGTGAGGGTATCGAGTACGCCATTGCGAAAACCAATCATACGGCGCGCGGGCGGCCTGCTGGGAAATAATCAGTTTCAGGGTCTCCACCACTGAGGCAATTTTCCCTGACGAGAACGGGGCACGCAGTCGCCGGAACAACCCGGCCATGTCGCGGGCAAAATCCGATGGCGGAATAATTTTCCATATCCCGGCCTCATAGCGGGACAGGAGCTGGCCGTTCGCGTCCACGGCCAGCGCTTCGTCGTAATGTTCATGCACCCGCATTGCCTTTTCGCTGGTGCTCATGGCGGTAAATTCCGCCTCACTCATGGTAGTGAAAGGACTGTCAGGCGGAGGCCGTATGGCGTCATAAATCGCTTTCCGCGTGGCCTCTTCGCCGTGCTGCATAAACGCATCATTCCAGTCGCCGAACAGGCAGAGCAACAACGCCCTCACAGGCGTCTGCGGCCGCAGCGGCTTTACTCCGGCCGTTTCCGTTAAGGTCGCGGTCGGCTGCAAGCACAATCTGACATGCCGGGTGCTTTTGTCGGGCAAGGCTCGCAAGAGAAAGGAGGCTCACTGAGGACAGCGCCACTATGACGGTTTCGCCGGTCAGGTGATGCACGGTGAGCGCGGTCGCATAGCCCTCCGCAATCCACAGACGTTTTCCGGTCTGCTTTTGCCCTTCGATGGTGTGACATGCCCCTTTAACCTGACCTGCTTTCAGGGTGCGTTTAGACTGTCAGCATTGATAAGCTAAAGATTAACCAGTGCGCCGGTATCGTCATACAGCGGGACAACCACATCACCGGCGCGGAACATCACGCCGCCGCTTTGCGGTCGGCCTCGGTTTCGGCCTCTACGGCCGCAATAATCTCCGGGGCAACCGGCGGCAGGTTGCCGGTTACGGCGTTCACCTTCCCGGCAGCTTCTGACGGGGTCACGCCAAACACTTTCTCTACCAGCTTAAGCCCGTCACCTGCGCCACACTGATTGCAGAACCACCTCCCGCGCCCCTCTTTATCGTCAAAGCTAAAACTGTCAGAGCCGCCGCATACCGGACAAGCCTGATGCTGGTTTTTAATGACCTTCACGCCCAGCGCCGGGAGTATGTGCGGCCAGTGGCCGCGAGCCTGTTTTACGGTTTCCGTTATGTTCATTTTCATCGTTGTTTTCTTCCTCAGTGCAGTACTGGTGCGGTGATATGGCGGGCGCAGAGTTCATCCATCACTGCGAGCCCGAGAAAGGACAGCGACGGTGCGGCTTTCAGTGGTCCGGCTTCCATTAAATCTTCTAGTAACGCACAGGCAATCTGACGGCCTTGATATAAAAAAATGGGAGATTAATCAGGCCGCCGGTCGCTATATCCGTTCACATGAGGAAGTACAGTGCATCAGCATTCGTAACCGGCTTCATGATTTTATGCAGCAGAACGGCGCAGAGTTGGCCGCCGCACTGGCACCAGAACTGATGGGGGTTAAGAACCAGCCCGCGATGATAAAAAACCGCGCACTTAACCGTTCAATGGCATATCTACGTGAAGCCCTTTCCGTCTGGCTGGCCGCAGGAAATGACATTGGTTATTCAGCACCGGATAACGACATTTTAACGGCCATCGGATACAGGCCTGATGCGCCTTCGAGGGATGATAATCGTGAAAGATTTACCCCTGCACAGAACACGATTTACACCCGCCGACGCGCCGAGCTGGCCGCGCAGTAGGCCGTAAAAAATTACCTGTAAATCCCGTCATTTTTCCCGAATTAAGCCATGTATCCAAAAGGTGCATGGTTTTGCATGTGTTTTCCCGCCCCTGTACTCCCGACCAGCGCCAGTTGCGGTGCGAACTGAGCCCACCTTTGCCCTGCATTAAAAGTACCCCCTTAAGCGGGCAGGCGTGGCGGGGAGAGCATTGCGCGCTAACATTAAAAGCATTATTAGAAATTGATGATCTTACAATCACAAATGATGTAGGCTTATGACGCTTGGTATACATATAAATTAAGCTGGTTCGAAATCAAAGCATAACGTTGAGGGATTAGAACATGCGTAATAAAGAATACCCCCACGGTTTGGTCATAGCCGTTCATCCATATCCGAGATATATAAATAGTGATTGGATTCTGCATGAGTACATCAGCGAATATAAGGAGCCCTTTAAATGGAAAAGAAGGAAAGAGATACTTGAACAGTTTGATTATGGATTGGTGTTTAATACTTATGAAGAAGTATTGAATGCTGCTGAGGTAATAAATAATTTCATAAAGGAAAAAGTTAGTGAGCTTGAAATTAGTCAAGAGGTCAAAGATTCGTATTTTTTAAAGGCAGAAAAAGCAATAATTTCTAGGCAAAGGCTTCAAAATGAAGAATATTTAATGCTTTCTGAAGCTTTAAATATTACTTCGTCACTGTCAAGGCCCAAAGAAGATGAAGTGATTTTAAAATTAAATGCTTATCAACGCGCTAGTATATCTATCAAAGATGAACTGCTACAAGAGATTAATATTAACCCGCTGATTGAAATTGCTCATTTGAAAGAAAATAGAATGGTTATTGGAAAACATGCAAACGGAGATTGGGGGAGGTATCTCTATTACAATGAACTGACCACTAAAGTTGCATTTAGAGAGAAGATATCAAGAGCGTTTGGATTTTCAGGTCGAGATCACTGGGGCAGAGTAAATCAGAAATTAGAATACGGTTATTACCACGTGCAAATGAACTATTACAGCTTTCCAGTGTAAAAAGGATGCTTGCAGATGCTCATGCAAAGGGTCATAAGGTATTAATGGCGGGTGGGTATGTATTTTGGTATGAAGAAACTGGCGATGTTGGATGGATTGTTAAAGCGACTAATAGTAGTGATTCACTTAAAAGCGGTGAAAGTATCTGGCACGAAGGAACTATTATATCGAAAAATCATGGGAGAATCGTTGTTTTCCCATATATAAAAGTGAATGGTGAAAAAGTCCAAGGGCATACGAAAAATGCTCCTCATGACGGAAAGGCTAAGCCACGACATCCAAGTGAATATGTTGAATTACCATTCCTTGTACTTGAAGACGATTTGATGGTTGGTCTTTTTGGTGAGCTTAAATATGAGTGAGGGTATTGAGGCCATATGTACTTGGCCTCAATAATTTTTTAAATGAATTAGAATCCTTCCAAAAGTTGATTTATTCCATTGCTGTCATCAAAGTTTATTTTGTCAAGTTCAGCAAGAGCTTTTCTATATTTTAATTGGGGTGTTTTATCAAAAGTCAAAATTCCTGAAATTAAGTTAAGATTTGTTTTTCCATCGCAGTTTAGGATGTTTTCAAAATTTACGTCAATCTTTACTTCATCATCATGTCTTATAGCACGACGAACCTCTAATGTAAGATTCGTATCATCACTTGTTAATCTATGATTACTATGGAAATATTCTGGATTTTTTACTTTTAGTATGCTTAATACATGAGAGATTATTGTTTCATTACGTGCAATTACTACCCATGCATTACCTATATCTGCAAATGTAGTGTTTAAGTAGCCATCTTTTGTATTAAGCTCTTTAAACTCCCTGAAGTCTCCATTTATTAGTTTGGAAAGGGTTTTGTTTTCTTCTCCCTTAGAGAAGATATAAATTAGTGAGCGACCTGGAAAGAGAAGTTCAACTTTAGAAATGACTTCTTTTGGGGTGCTTGTTATCGATCGTTGGCTGATTTTTTCATATAAGTGGACATAATCTTCTAAAAGGTTCTTTATAACACTCGAACGGAAGGTCGAGTAATCAATATCCGCACATAATTCAAAAAGGTTTTTATGTCTTATAGACTCATCGTTTTTATAAAGCGTTCTTAATATTCCTCGCTGTCTTTCTTTAGTGTCCCTACATATAAACATGGCTGCGAAATATTCCATAAGTGACTTATGTGACCAGCGAATTATTGCTCCTTCCTTGACAAATAAAGGTACGGTTTCGATAAGATCTTTTATGAATAATGATGCAGATATAGTCAACCCTGGTATTTTAGATGCAATTTCTTTAATGATTATTTGAAGATCATCTTTAGTGAACTCAATCCTTCCACCTTCCTTTAAACACCAAAATCCTAATCTTCGCAGAATCTGATGGAAGTCAGTTGAATCAAGCTTAGAATGTTTTTCCCTGACGTAACCAAGCTCTTTTGTTAGGTCATGAGATTCAAATAAAGCATCAAATACCTGGCTGTAAAACAATTCTTTTTTACGTGGAATTATTGGTTTGAATTTATATGCGCAAAATAATAAAGAAACATATAATGGAGTTGAAAGAAAATCATCGAAGTTTCTTCCTTCTTCTAAACGAAGACCTTTGATTAACTTTGACGAAATATTTCCGGTGTTATCGTAACGTCTAAGTAAATCATACGCTTGATAAGAATCTAACGGTTTTATTTTGAACCTTGAGAATCCATACAACTCAGAGAGGAAGCTATCATGTCTGGAAGTTATAATTATTTTGCTTTCTGAAAAATCATCTGCAAACTCACGCAAAGAGTTGACTACGGAGGATTTAATCCCTTGAGGTATTTCATCAATGCCATCGAATAAGTAAATAAATGGAATTTCTTTAAGGCATGCATTGGAAATGTTTTTACCTAAACCTAGTTGATTCTTTACTTGTTCAGCAATGCTATAATCTTGTATGCGACGAAGCTCCAGATAAATTGGTATTTGATTCGTTTCTTCTATGCAATATAATGCAATTCGCTTCATTAAAGTTGACTTCCCCATACCTGCGGAGTCAGTTATTAATATATGGTTATAAGAATTTAAGATGTCAATCTTGTTATTAATTAAACACTCATAGTTTGATTGCTCGTTGTCATGGTATACAGAAATTGGTTCATATATTTTTTTTAGTTCGATGGGGGTGTTTTGGAAAGCTAATGTGTTTACTAAAGAACATTGTCCTCCGACACGAGAAAGGAATTTTTCCATGCTGTCATTTAGAAATCTCGCGGCTCTAACATCATCTAAATAATCTTTAACTCGTGATGAAATTATTGGGATTATTTTATTCTTGATGACTTCTTTAGCCCAAGGAAGTGATGCTGCGATCATTCCATCTAAAGTTACAGGTTGCATATTCAATCCTTATTTGTATTGTTGGTGGACAGCTTGCCCCCACCAATTCATTAATTCTATTCTCGCATCTAAATAGATTGAGCGGTTATAAGCTTTACGAACTTCATTCTTGTAAGTATGTGCTAGAGCAGCTTCTATCACATCTGCATTTAACCCAGCTTCATTCATTGCTGTACTTGCAATAGAACGTAAACCATGAGCAACTAATTTTCCACTATAACCAATACGTTTCAAAGCTGCATTCGCAGTCTGGCTATTCATTGGCATTTTGGGATCATTTCTACTCGGAAAAACGTATTCTCGGTGAGCACTGATTGGCTTCATGACTTCCAGAATCTCTATTGCCTGGGGGGATAACGGTACAATGTGCTCACGCTTAGCCTTCATCCGTTCGGCTGGAATAGTCCAGAGCTTTGCATCGAGATCGATCTCTGCCCAACGAGCTCCGGAGGCCTCAGAAGGGCGCACGAGCGTCAGGAGTTGCCATTCAATGAGACAGCGAATCGGAACAGATAAATTTGTCATGACTAAAGAACGCATCAACTTCGGCAGTTCTTCTGGCCGGAGCGTAGGCATGTTTTGTTTTTTAGGCGTCTCAAAGGCCATTCCAATACCTGATGCTGGGTTAGCATCAATCAGACCAGTGTTTATGGCATAAACCATTATCTCGTTAATGCGCTGCACCAGTCGATGTACAGTCTCAAGCGCCCCACGAGCTTTAATTGGCTCTAGCGCTTCAACCAAAGTTCGGGCTTTGATTTGCTGAACGGGGATATTGCCGATGGCAGGGAATACATCTTTCTCCAATGAACGCCAAATGTCTTTTGCGTAATCAGGGGTAACGCTTTTGCTTTTGAGCTGGAACCAGTTAGCGGCGACCGTTGAAAAAATACTATCCAGAGCGATTTGCTGCTGTTCCTCTGCAACTTCGGCCTGAATTTGTGGGTCAATTCCGTTGGCTAACAAGGTAAGGTAATCCGCTCTTAACCCTCGGGCGTCAGCAAGTGAGAGGGCGGGGAAAGCTCCTAGCCCCATCATTGTCCGCTGTTTTGTCGCCGGACGTTGGTAACGGAAACGCCAGAGCTTTTTCCTGCTGGTTTTCACTATCAGGAAAAGGCCATCGCCATCATGCAATGTTAGATCCTTCTCTAACGCTTTAACGCGCAAAACTTGGGTGTTGCTCAGGAGGCGTGTTGTCCGTGCCACTTTGGCCGCTCCTTCATGAATTGGTATACGCTTTTGGGTATACATCCTACCGTATACCTAAACGTATACCAATAATCACCGGATTTTGATGGATGTTCTCGGACAACAACAGACACAAAAAAGCCCGCAGGGCTTGCGCCGTGCGGGCTTTCAGGACTTCATCGGATGACTCTGGTAATCACCGATGGAGAATTTTGGTGGAGCTGGCGGGAGTTGAACTCGCGTCCGAAAACGATATAACTTGCTGAAAAATATTGTTATGTGTATTTTTTCTCCCAGCGCGTGCATTTTAAGTGCATTTTGTTGTCCGCTCCAAGTCCATGCATCAATGTTAAGTGGCCACTTGAAGCTCTGGACCCGTGTCGCTATCAATTAACGGCTGACCTTGAACCATTTTTTCGACAGTTTCGTTTGAAGGATATGGAACCCCGAGTTCTACTGTGTTTGGGTTTGAACGATGGGTTTCAACAAACGAGGTTCCGTTCCATTTTTTTGAAAGATAAATAATTCCTTCAAAGGCCGCTGGATCCTGTTTCTGAGATTCTAAAATCATGTGGAATCCACGGCGTTCTATTCCGCGTAAGAAGCTGGAAAAACACTCCTTCAGCAACTCGTCATCCAAATCCTTGAACTTGATTCCCTGCGCAAGAAACTCGAAATAATTAAGAATGTACAGAAGGCCGTTAATGGCATCTCTATACTCGTCGGGTACCTTCATGTTCTTGTATTCTTCTTTATCCGGGTTGCAGCGCCACTCAGAGAGTTCTTGTGGCACATAACGCATACCCCGGTAAAATTTTGTGCTGTTCCGTAACTGTTTTTGGTATTCGGGACTGGTGCGTGTGTTAATGATCATGTTAAGGGTATGTGACCTGCGCGTATTCGCTGCTGACGTTATACACTGGATCCACCACCCCATCCCAACGAGCATACCTGTAACCATAATCGAAAGAGATGTTTGATAAGCCGGAGTGTATCTCAGGATTGCATACCCGATCAGGACTATCACATAACAAACAGTACTGAACATTGGAAGAAATTCTGCAGTGTCTGGGTAGCGCTTTTTGATAAAGCAGAAGATAGAAGAAATGGCAGCGCCAGATCCAGCAATGACGACCAGCCAATCAATGATTGCCAGGTTAAAGGGGAGTTTTCCAGGGTAGATATAAGTAAATAGTGCTCTGACAATCAACATGAGAGCAAAAATTGTAGCGCTGACGTTTACAAGTGTTCTCGCCATCTTATTGATTCCTATAACAAAAGACCTCCGCAAGGGAGGCCTTATTGTGCTAATGGAGGTTTGTGTTACAAATTTAGGTCGTAGTTAACCTTCACCAAAACCTACAGTTAGTGTGTTTTTCATAGTGGTCACTCCAGTTGTAATACTGCGCCAGTACCTACGTTAAGCTATTGAAAATTAAAAAAACATAAAATTTCTTGTATTAGTGGAGCACAGGATAACAGTTTGTACCGTAACTCTTCAAGTACTATCAGTATCCCTGTGCTGTCCTAATGAGATTTTAATATCATAAAAATCAATGTGTTATATATTGTCAAGAAATATATTTACATTGCGTTTATTGCTATAGTCTAACTTGTTGTTTTTAAATGAATTTACGTTTATGTAAACGCAATAGTGCAACTATCAATTACATAGATGATAGCTCATTTCACAAAAAGCAATGGTAGCGTCATTCTTAATTTTCTTCAGATGTAGGCAGTTTTACTCAGGTTGACACTACCTTTATAGACGTCTTTCCATCATATACTGCAAGGTATTTACCATAATTGCGGAACAACATTTCCGGCCCTTTGTGGCCCATCTGTCCGGCAAGCCAGAAGAGGTTAACACCCTGGCTGATATGCTTGGTGGCGAATGTGTGCCGCGTCTGGTAAGGGTTACGGTAGCGCACGCCAGCTTTTGTCAGGGTCGGCACCCATGCCTTTTTACGGATCGCGTCGGCGTTTGCCCAGGGTTCTCCCGTTTTCGGATCGCTGAATATGAACTCACTTTTCAGAAAGGTGTATTGCTTCTGCGCCTGCAGGGCTGCCAGCGCCTCACTGTTCAGCTCAACCTTACGGGTACCGGCTTTTGTCTTGGTGCCTTTGAGTACCCCTACGACACTGGCCGCTTGAACGTGAGCTGTGTTCCCTATGGTGTCGAGATCAGGCCAGCGCAGCGCGCATAGTTCGGAGCTCCGCAGACCGGTATTGAAGGCAAAGCGGAACAGGTTTTCCCATTCCGGGTACCTGCAGCTCTGATAAATAGCGAGGGTTTCCGCTGGCGTGAACGGGTCAACCTCGTAATCGTCGGCGCTCGGGCTGCTGTCGATCACGTGGTACCGGCTGGCGCTGACGAGGCTTACCGGGTTAATGGTCAGCAGGCCGTCTGTCACCGCTTCATCTATGGCGCTGCGCAGAAACGAAAGGTTATTCCGGGTCGTTTTCAGCTTTGTTTTCCTGCTGGCTATCCAGTTTTTAAGGACCGCTGGCGTCAATTCTGACACGTGAAGTTTATGCAGAGCTGACAGCGCCGACAGACATTTTTCATAACCGTTGATAGTCGACGGGGACAGGTTGCGGTTCTGGCAGATTTTCAGGTACTCGTCCAGGTAAGACTTTATGTTTTTGGTTTTCTTCACTACCCCGAACAGCTCCAGCTTTTTGGAGTTGGGGAAATATTTCGCATATTCAAAGGTGCCATTGACGATCTGGTTTTGTATCTCTCCGCGTAGGCGCTCGGCGTATTTCACACCGCGTGCGTTTGCTTCCAGTTTGGAGAGGGGCTCCCGGCACAGAACCCCTTTATATGTGAAAGTGATAACCAGAGTGTCACCAGTTTTATGCTGGCGGATGGTTACACCTCTTGGGAGAGATAGAGATCCTTGTTTTGTCTTGCCCAATTTGCAATCTCCTTTAAGTCGATCCAACGTTCTTTTGACCCATCGACTTTTAAAACATGAACCCCTTCCTGCCACACTCCACGTTGTAACCGTTTGTTAACGGCATCCAGCGTCTCGCCCATCTCTTCGCAGTACTTTGTAATCGGCACAACATCCAGATAAATCATCTTCACCTCACACCACAATCAGGCCACGACAGTGGCGCCACAGTTTAAATTCTCGCTTCATTCAGCTGTCTCCTGTTCAGCTTCGATGATGGCATCCACAGCCATCATCAGAGTTCTGGCGAGGTCGTCGTAATCCGTCCAAGCATCGTTGCTGAAGAAGTTCGTGATCATAACTGGTGCAATTTTTGCGATAAGATACTGACGATAAGTCATACCACCAGGCGTTGCGTTGCTTGGATTTGGGTATGCATAATGCTGGCCGTTTCTCATTGCTTAGCCTCCCGGATCAGATGTTTATAGGCCCGCAGCGCGTGATGTGTCTTCCCGCTTAAGATCGTTTTCATAATGAAAAAACCGCTGCTCTGGCTGGTAATTTCAGGCGTGAGGAACAACGCGACATCAATCGCCCGGTTGTGCCGGCGGAACTCAAACACGGTGCTGGTGACCGTGATGACTGATACCGACCCTTGATCATTAAACTCAACCTTCACAATGTTTTTCCTCCCATCCGATAGCCTGAAACAGGCCCATTTTCGGGTGATACCAACGGGCCCCGCGTGGTTCGGCTTCTGCCATCATTTGGCGGAATGCTTTCATAAAAGGTTCAAACTCCACGATCGCCCGTCGAGACAGCAGACCATCAGGCGTCATGAATTCGTGTGTATCGGTGGGGATACGGTATGCGTTAACAAGGTTTCGGCACTTGGCATCGGTCATGCCGCTTTTTGCGACTATCTGACGATAACCGACATACCCGGCCCGCATATTTCCACGCTTAATGTTCTCAACAGCTTCTGCGACGGTTTCAACCTGTTCTTCTACCTGATACAGCCGGCGTTCCTGCTCAAGATTCAAAAGGGCCATTTCGGCGATCAGCTCTGCCTGCGATTTTGGCCGGGAGCGTTCATCTTCCAGTTCTTTCCAGCGATCTACCAGCCTGGCGGTAAACTCGGGGCTAAGTTGCGCGACCACAATGATGCTGTCGCGTTTTCCTTCTTCACCTGAAAATTTGTAAACCTCGTCATTGACGGCAAATCCTAAGTTATTGATTCTTTCGAGAACCTCAATTTGAGGAGACCGGATAACGTCCTTTGAAGCCAGTGTCACAATGGTACGTTTCACGTTGTCATGGCGTTTTTCTACCAGCTCGGCGATCTCAAGGCTGGTCATGGATGGTTTGTTAGTGATCAAGTTATTCATCATCATTCCCCTCAATGCATAATCGGTGCTTCTGGCACACCTTCGATCTGGATGTGTTCGATAAAGCTGTCGTGGAGGAGGTTAAACCTCTCCCGGCCAAGTGCTGATAACCTGAACCCAAATTCTTCGTCAGCAATAACCATGTCCTGATACATCCGCAGCGCCAGCTGCTGGCCAACCTCTGGCCCATATTTCTCGATTGCCCCCAGCTCAATATGGTTGGCGAGTGCAAAGCGTTCAGGTCCCGGATAGACGCTAATGGCGCCATGCTTGCTGGAATAGATAACAGCAGTATCAACACCGCCAGTATCATTCGGAACGTCGACAGTTCCGTTTTTCTCCAGCTCCTCAGTGATGAACACGGCAGCCAGTAACCAGCGCCAGAGGATCAACTCTTTTTCGATATTGAGCGTGATCCAGTTGCTTTCTACCGCTTCCATGATGCAGGCCAGAATTTCCATTCCATCGGCAAGGTGTTTGTCATAGCGACCGTTATCCAGCAGGCGAATAGCAGCGGAGTAGCCAATCACCCGGTTTCCAGACCGGATCCCTGTTGAGGTTGGTTCCGGGTTAAGCATGTTCTGAAGCATTGCGAACCTCTCATATGTGCCCGGCTTGTCGCCGGGCTGGTGGATCATTTAACCTGGATAAACGGGGTGTTTGTTCCGCTGGTCATGTACTGGGGCAGGGTGCCATTCCATTTGTTGATGGCCTCCAGTTGCAGTACCTCAGGGTTCTCACGCATGGCCTGCCCACGGATCTGGATAGACTTTGCTTCTGCTTCAGCCAATTTCAGCTTTGCATCCGCCTGGCCATCGGCTTCGGCTCGTAACATGTTGGCTTCAGCTTCACGTTGTTTAACTTCCTGCTCGCGCTGCAGCGTCTTCTGGTTGGCCGTAACTTTGGCGTTGATGCTTTCGATCACTGTCGGCGGGTATTCCGGACGGCCAACGTAAGAAAGGCTGATCACCTGGATACCAACCGGCCCCATATCGGACTGGATCTCTTTCAGTGCGTTTTCAAGCAGCTCAGCTTTCCCGCCGTCAATGAATTTATCGGTGCTCATCCGACTTGCGAGACGATTAAGGGCGTCAGCAATTTTCTGCCGCAGGTCGGTGTCGGTGATGTCGTCCACGCCTTTACGGTAGGTCTGGAAAACGGTTGTAACTTTGGTCGGATCAACCTTGTACGCGACCCCGATGTGGTAGCCGATGGTGGTTCCATCGCTCATCTGGAAGTTGAAAGCGTCTTCATACGTTTTCATCTGCTTGAAGGTCGGAAAGATATAAACCTCGGTATTCCAGCCGGTCCAGTAGCGGCCGACTCCGACGACTTCACCAACGCCTTTATCGTCGCCCAACTTATTCACCTTGATACCCACGTTGCCGGGCTCAACTCGATCGCAACCAACAAGGCCGATGGCAGAGAGTGCGATAATTGAAGCCATAATTGCTTTTTTCATTTCTTTTCCTTCGTTACGGTAAGCACAAGACCCTTACAAATGGCGTAGATGCACGGCGGGGTCAGAATCGCCAGGGCAAAACCGGATATAACTGCTGTCGTGTCCTTCATCGAAATGAGGATCGGAACGAACAGCCCATAAACGCTGGCGACAATCACCACCGATAGAACAACGCGTAAGTAAGCAATCATCGACTCAGCCCTCCAGGCTTACAGGCCTGTAGTTCTTCGCGCTCTTTCACGTAGCGGTCGTGCATGGCATCCCACTTTTTGCACCAGTTTTGCATTTCTCTTTTGCGGGCGAGGATGCGACGCAGCCGGCGAACGGTGCGCTGGTGGGCGTTAAAATACTCAGTGGTCACGGCGCCACGTTGCCAGCTACTCAGTTCTGGATTCAGTGGATGAATTACCTGCACGTCCGGATAACGCTGCTTGAAACCAGAGCGCCCAAAAGCTCGGGAGGTCATGAAGAACGCCAGGTAACGAATTGCGGTATCCCGGCTGAAGCACCGCTTCATGCGTCCGTGGCGGATCGCGGCGAACAGATCACCAACTGGCGTTGGGTGCTTTTGCAACGCCAGGTCAATGGCGCTGACAGTTCTGTTGTCAATCATTTGTCTTTCTCCCGGTTATAGGTTTCATGACTCATAACTTCCCAGTTCCGGCCATCGTCTTTCGATAACAGGCGCCAGCGTGGGTTAACCTTCAGGCTGAGGTAGCCGGTGCGGCGCATTCGCCGCGGGAATATCCGCCGGCGCCGATACCGCAGCAGGACCTGCAGCGCCTGCAGGTGAACCCTCTCAGGAATTCGTATTGCTGTCAGTGCCACCAGCTACCTCCTCAAATCTCAGCTCCATTTCTCGCGCCATTTCGATAAACGTGGCCAGTGAGCAAATGTGCTCGTCGACGAACAGCTGGCGGTCGCATATCACCCTCCCGTTCTCGATGTGCACGACTACCCGCCCGGTAAAATCAGGGAGGACATGCAGATCCACGTTCAACACGGGGCGGGGGATCAG